ATTTTTTTCAATAAGACCGCCAACACGGCACTCACTTTTAGCAACTTCGAGTTCGCTTTCGTAAAAGTTAATAAAACTTGGAATAGCACCCAAGTTGTTTACAATTTTACTGTAGTATTGGCTCATTTGTCTGACACCGCCTCTAACCATTGATCGTACATTATACTAGCACAGTCATCTAACTGTGTCAACTCTTTTAATTTTTCTATAGCATTTCCTTCAACTATATCAGCCAACTCAATGGTTTTATATGCTGATGATTTGATCATATCACCAAAACCCATTATTAGTTGAGCATATTCTTCGGTAGTCTTTGCGCCACTTGCTTTGCTCATTCTCTCCCAGACTGGATCTCTGTGTAGTTTTCTAAACCTTGTTGCTGCCCACAATGCAGTTTTCCGATCATTACACACAATACCCAAATAAGGATGATTGTTTTGCATATGATAATCTGCATCGTGGCTAGGCAAACTTTTCCAATATCTGCTTGCACTTGCAATGTAGGCATCTTTTTCTGCAGTATCAACAAATTGAAAACTGCGTTTAAGTTTTGCTCTTTCTTTGAGAATAATACACTTTCCTGATGTTATACTAATACCTTTTGTGTCAATCAGGCCGGTAATAATATCTCCGCAACAGCCTCCCATATATAGAATTAGTTCTGCCATAATATACCAACGTCATACAAGAATGTAATAAAAATTATAAAAATCAATAAAATAGTTGATACAAGCAAAAACGGACCACCGTTAATTGGCTTTCCGACAAAATTGCATTTACGATTAACACAAGCCAGATCTGGATTCCCAGTTGACAACTGTAATATTGTATCACATTTAGGGCATTTATTCATGTTATTCTACAAAATGTGTTGTATCAATAGTATGAGTATTATCGTTATACTGAAATATTAATTTTATATTCCCGTTTAAAGTATCTGGATTTTCTAGTATATCATAACACCCGTCTGGTTGTTTGTGTTTTTCTGCAAATTTAATATTGTGCCACAGTAAGTTTAACCCGTATTTTTTTAAGTACAAAGCAAAGTTATAAAAATAATCATAATGGTTAGTGCTTATACGATTCCAGTTAACAATTTGCGTATCCCTAAAACTATAAAAGAATACACATCCGTCTTTCATGCTTTTTATATAATTCCTAACGTGATCTTCGATGCTAGGCTTATCTAAATCAAATCCAGCATCTGGGCTATCATATAGAGAAGTCCATATATCGCCTCTATTGTTAACAACAACAAAGTTGTCAAACACGTTTGGATACAATTTTCCAATTTCGCCACGATTTTTTACAATTACCGCGTCGGGATAAAATGTTTTTACCACTGGATGTTGTTCAATCACTGTTAGATCATCGATTGCTCCATCTAAGTAATAACCAGAACTGCCAAAGTAACAAGTTTTTCCTGGTTTTAAGTTTTGTAAAATAAAGTTATCGTAGGCATCAATATAAATTGTGTCGTTACTTTTACGACTCTTAAGCCAAAAGTTATGCTTTAACCGACCAAGTCTGTAACGCATATAATTGTGTTTATTCACAGTTGTGTCATCAGATGAAACCATATCGTAATCGTAAAAATGTTCTATTAGTTTCATAATGTAATGTCTCTTAATAAGGTTCTGCTATAAATTTCTTGCACTAATTTTCCTAATGTAAAAATGTCTGTCAGGGCAACTCCAAGTAAAGTGCCGCCCTACATCTATGTAATTTCTACTCATATCAACTACTACACAATTTGATAACTCTTGCTGTAACCAATATGTAATTGCTTGTTGAAAATCATCAGGGACTTGATAATCTAGTTTTTGATTGTCAATATTAATGTAATGTCTATTAATACAAAAATACAGATGGTTGCTGTACATTAACCAGTTTTGTATTTGTTCAATAATACCTGTTAACGGGTAACGTCCATAACCTTGATGGGTTACCAGTATCAAATCATTGGTACTAATATCATCAACAGTTGGAATATCTAAATCAAGTAATACTTCTTCTATATGATATACATTTGTAAAACCATTAAGTTTTACAAAATCTTCTATTTGTTGTAGTCGACGCAACTTGTATTTGCCGTCATAAAACCTATCTTGTATGCGTTTAAAGTTCTTAGCCCATTTATAAGCATTTTTAGAAGCAATCACTTCAATATTTTTCTTCATTGAATTCAAAGTCCTCTTTACTTAACATGCCAAATGCTTGCTACTTTAAACTTTACTTTATTAATACTCGTCGTAGTCAAATTCGCCGTCATCATTGAATTGGTCAAGCAGTTCATCTTCCTCTTCCTCTTCGATGTCGTCCTCATCATGCTCTCCAAGATAATCACCAACAGCCATTTTGATTGCACCATCAAATTTAAATGCATCTCTGATTTCATCGGCGCTGTGATGTTCCATTAAGATTGCTACTACTCCGTCAGCAGCTTCCCTAATATCGCCATTGTCAATTATTGAAGTGCGGCATTCTTTCCACACCAATGCAGCTAGCTCTAATGACATTTTGTTGTTTACTCCTGTGCTTCTTCGATTTCGTCCACAAATACTTCAGCTGGCGCTTCAGTTTCGTCAGGAATACTTACCTCGTTAGCAAGTTTTGTAAACTCTAGCATTAATTCATCCAAGCAACCATTTTCATTGCGTTCCCATGCTTTGCGGAATTGAATAATTTCGCTGCCATCTGCTCTGATAAAGCTCAATCTGTTGCCTGACTTTTTGAGCAGGTCAGTTGATTCAGCAAGATCAACAAGTCCACTGTACGGGTTCATGCCAGTTTCATAAGGAATCTTAACTTGTACACTTTCAAACGGTTTAGCATAGCGTGTTTTCATAACTTTACATGCTGCACGAATACCTTTTACTTGACTAATCTTGTTGCCATCTTCATCTTCTTTGAGTTTGAGTTTGCGCATTGCAACAACAATACTACTAGCATAGATAAAGCCTTGTCCGCCCGAAATCTTGTCATCAGGATCAAACATATCTTGCGATGCATATGTGTGATTGGTACATACCATGCCCACATTGTAACTGCCAAACATGTTAACAGTGTTACGCACCAGTGCTGTTAGTGCTTTAGGCTTTCTACCCAAATCACCTTTGAGATCACCGCTATCAAATTGGTTAATGTCAGTGGGTGTAAGCAACATACCCAAACTGTCAATTACAAACAGTACCTTTGGGCGTTCGCCGTCGGCTAATGCTTTATAGTCTTTCATGAACGTTGAAATTGTTTTAGCAACATCGTCGATCATGCTCATTGAAAGTTTAAGCAGTTTGCTTTCATCTGTGTCGACGCCCAGTGCTTGCAACCACGCTTCATCTAGTGCGTTCTCACTGTCAATAAGCACAACAAAAATACCTTGCTCTTGTGCTGCCTTTACAATATTACCCGATGCAAAGTAACTTTTGCCTGCACCAGATTCACCGGCAAACACTGTAACTTTACCTAACGGTACTCCTTTGTGGAAATCTCCTGAAATCAAATAGTTTAGTGCATAGTTGCCTGTGCTGATCCAGTCTGTAGGATCGTTAAAGCCAATTGACAACCCGTCAATGCTTTTTGTAATGTCCTTGCGGAACTTGCTTACGTCAAATGGTTTTGCCACTGTATTCTCCTAGTTTATGATCGTATATATACAAATATGAGGGCAGGGAGAAAAAGGGAATAAAATCCCTGCCCTCACTGCTAGTTAGGATGCAGACTGTCTGCTACGAATCATAGCAAGAATATCTTCTGCTTTGTTGCTGCTATCTGCTGCTGGAGCAGGTGTTGCAACTGGTGCAGTTGGAGTTGCTGGTGCAACTTCAAAAGGCACTGTTTCCGCTTCAACAACTGGTGCTGCTGCTACAGGTGCCGCTGGCGCCGCTGGTGCTGAGCCCGAGGAGCCTTCCGGTGCTGCCATGCCTGCTGGACGGAAGTAATTGCCCCAACGCTCTGCGTCATAGCTTTGTCCATCAACACTGGCTTCGAACATCTCTTTCATCACTTTAAGAGCTTCTTCGTCTGGACGCTTTGGCAAGAAATCACCTAGGTTATACAAACCCTGTGATTCAATTGCTTCTGCTTCCTGTGCTGTAAGTGGAGTCTCTTTGCGAGCCCACTTTGATGTGGAATAGTCAGCGTATCCACCTTTGCTGGTCTTGCTTACGCGGAAGTCCAGGCCACGCTCGTAGTCTGTTGGAAGTTCTTCCAACTCCGGATCCATCAATGCTGACTTGATAGTCTGGAAAATCTGAGGACCAATAATAAAGCGTCGAATTGCTTTTTCACTTTTGTCATCAGCAATTGGGTTTTCGCGCACAAAACCTTGCATGATATATGAACGCTTTTTCCAATACTTGCGACCCATATCTTCAAGACTTTTGTCTTTAAACCATGTGCGTACTTCTGTGAGGATTGGGCAAGTCTCGCCCCACATTTCAATACAAGGAATCTGCACCTGGACGCTTTTGCTATCCATTTGCCCTTTAACACCATTGAAAGGAAGTTTGATCATTGCACGTTCAATCCAGAAGAACGTGTTGTTATTATCCGCATCAGGAAGGAAGCGTAGAGTTGCACTATCGCCTTCGTTCATATTCCAATGTGGGTAAATTGCGCCATCACCGCCGGATGACTGATTGCCTTGTCTATTATCTGCCGCTGCAAGGCGTGCGCGGATTTCTGCTAATGAAGCCATTTTATTTCTCCTATGTGCCTACGAGTAGCAACTACTACTCTATCATTTGCCTGTGATGCGCAACTACGCATCTGTGTATAGCCTAACATACACTGTACTACAGTATATGCGCTTTTATTTAGTCCGTCAATCCAAAACGGCAAAGTTTGTTTAGTCTTTAGATGTGGAGTAAATATACACATGAACACGTTTAATATAGCATCTAATTTATGGATAGTCAAGGACTGCTTTGATCCAGATACAATGATCTGGCTAAATGACATTAAGACCAATATGGACAATCGTTTTAGTGTTAGTCGTCCTCATCTTAGATTACTGTTAGATAATGGAAAAGATCATCAACGACTACAGCAACTTGGGTTAGATCTTTTGCCAGGTCTGAACAAGCTAACAAATTACAACCTAAACTTTATGATTAGTAAGTTTTGGTTAGACTTACCGGGTTTTGGTTGCCAGGTGCATCATGATGCACCAGATATAATTGTTACATTGCAGGTCTATATTGACAGTGATGGAGATACTGTAGGTGCAGAATTTTTGCACGTTGATCCAAGTATACAAATTCCAATTGAACCAAATTGCGGTTACTTAAACTTAAATACAGATCTCAAAGAACACCAGGTTATTAGCAGTAGTGGAACACGAACTAGTGTAGTATTCCAGTATAATGTTACTGATAGTTAAGCCATAGTGTTTCGCGAGTGGTATTTTCTGGAATAGATGCCATCATTCCATTATAAGTTCGCGGATTATTGCGATATGCAATTGCACTAAATGGTTCGTGGTTAACAAACTGAACTTCCGTGATTACATCAATTTTGCGCGGAACTTCATGATCTGCACAAACAGCATTGTTAACTTCATCACTGGTGCAAAATGCATAGTGGTTGCAAGGAGCCATTTGTGTACACAACGGAATCTGCACTTGTGCTTTAATATCAGGATGTAATCGATGCATTTGAATTCGAGCCAACGGTAATTCGACACTTACATATCCTACTTGAGGTTTCAGTTCTACGCCCATTAGTTCACTAAAAAATGGTGCCCACGTTGCACAAACGTCGTTAAGCTCGCGAGTCTCACTCCAGTCCGTTAGCAAACGGTTGTCGTAGATCATTTTGAGTGCATTGTTTTCTGCTTTGCGATATAAATTTTGAACAAAATCACGTTGTTCTTGGGGGAAGAAATCCCTAATCAGCCATAACTGATCAGGGATAATTATTTCTGGAGTCATGTTATCCTCGAGCTAGTT